TGTATAGGACTGAACGTAAGCGGTCTTGGCCGCTCCTTCGGCAGGGGCATAAATTCTAACCCCACCAAAGAGTGTAGTTGCAGATCTTGTGCTTTCATCGACCTGAGGAATCTTGACGCCATTAGCATTCGGACCTACTTCGAGAACCGAGCACTTAGGAGCCAATACCGAGGCCTGAGCAGTCATTTGTTCGATAGTAGAAGTCAATCTACGCTCGACCAAGTATCCACCTTCTGCGTTATCAGCTTCTTCCTGTCCTTCACCAGAACCCTTCCACAGTCTTTCATCGACTCGGCCGGTTGTTCCAGCATGCATGACGGCCTTCAAGAACTCTTCACCGGACTTCCAAAGAGGTGCATCTTCTACGACTTCGATTTTCTTACCTTCGACTTCTGCACCATCATCTTCTTTAGTCTTCATAGCATCGGCAACAGCGTTCTTAATTTCTTCGGAAATTTGAGCTTTGATATCTTCAGGCTTTACTTCCTTAACAACGCCATCATGTGCTTCTGCTCTTTCGGCTTTGATGAGTTCTTCAGCAACATCATCACTAACTTCAAGGACGGAATCAGGCTCATACACATTGTCTTCAGCGTCCATATAACGCTTTAATAGTTTTACAAACTTCATTTCCTGTTTTCCTTTTTTGTTGATTTACCCTTATTTACCCTACTTCTTGACTGCCTACAGCTTTAGGTGCATCTGCTAAAAGCTACGATTCCTAAACTTCAGCTACGTCTTTCACCAATAATAATAAAATTTTTCCACCTAAATTATTGAAAAATTACGTTAATCTGCCCAATCTACGTCTTATTTCATCCCTTACAGCTTGTTTTACGACAGATAGATCCATTGGAGGCGGTGCAACCATCTTTACATGATATGGTTCTTTTACCAATGTTACCCTCTTCTGTTTCCCTTCCTGTCCCGGTCCCGGCCTTTCCGCTCTTCGCATCTGTCCACCGCACTTAGGACATTTCAAATATTTACAATGCTTTTCAGACGTTTCAGTATATCCACATTTAATACATTCGCAATTATAGGCCTTTTCTACTGCATCCCTGAGTTCTGCTGCTTTTTCGTCACAACCCTTTTCGCACATAGAATTGGCCATTGCAACTGCTTGATCCTGTTCATATCCTTCTGCAATAATTTCAGGAATCTTACGTTTTACACAATCTGCCTTACTTTCATCCTTTTGACGACATGCAGGGGATTTGGTGTCTTTTAGCACATTATCCATGGCTATTTTCATTGCTTCATCGAATACTTCCTGATTTATGTGGATTTGCATGTTATCTTCTTCAGGATTACATTCAAAACCTTCAGCGTTTGTATTAGCGTCTTTAACAGTAGTTTCTGTGCCTTCTTCCCTATCTTTGTTTTTGCTTCTTTCATATTCAAATCTTTCCCATCCTTCGTCATCGTCATCAATATCACCAATTGCGTTTAACAGTGGCAATCCCAACTGTTTAAGAAGCTTGTCGTCTGCACCAGCATCGATAAAAGCCTTTGATACGGCAATTACTTCTGTATCTGTATTGCAAGCCAAAGATACGTCACTATGTTCAAAAAGAAGCGATTTAGTGATGATTCGGCTGCAATTCTTCTTGGACTTACTGAATTCAGGCCATTCTTTTGCCAATGTTTTAACGGCTTCTTTCCATTGTTCATCGTTCGGTGTAATGGTTTCAAGTGGTATTATACCTACACTTGATTGCTTTTGATGACCCTGTTGCACCAAATTCCAAATGATGTTGGCCAATGTACCTTCCCCCGTATCGCCATATTTGGTCTTTGCCTTAATTCCCCAATCATCAGCTTTCACCCATTCGTCAGATCCAATAGGCGGCAAACTATAATTATGATTCCAGAAAACAGGCATGCCATTCTTCTTGTACTGTTTTAGCATTACACCTTTTGGAATAATAACATCGCCAACTTGATCAACAGTTCTGGTCGATACATATTTAATGGCTGTTCTACTACCTTCTTCAAGTGCGGCCTTTTCTTCAATTGCCCAATCCTTACGCAATACTTCAGCCTTATCTTCTTCAATATTGTGGGCCTTTAATTCGTCCCTAAGGTCCTGTGCAAGTTCTGGACTTAATTTTCCGACTACTTTATTGAATTTCACTATCTTCTTCATTTTTTCCCCTTATGGCTTTACGAAATACCAACTACGTGGACATCGCCTTTTAAATTTGGTTAACATTATTTCTATTCCGTATTTTTCACATAATTCATCGACAGCTTCTTTTACACCATACTTTTCCCTGTAATATTCAACTGGATATTTGCCTACAGTTAAAACATCCTTGTCCAATACATAATCATGACCACTAAAAATGCCGCCTACTTTACATTTAGGATACCAAGCTTCGATGTCCTGCTTTACCGATTCATAACTGTGGTCTGCATCGATATATATAAAATCGAAATATTCATCGGGAAACTTTTTAACGCCTTCTAATGAATCACAAACCATAATTACTGCCCTGTAAGGATATCTGTCTGCAATTTTTTTGGCCCTTTTATAGTGATTCTCTGATCTTTTTTTCGATTTGATTTCAGACCCTTGCCAATTGTCCAACATGTAAAACTTGGATAATTGAGAATCCTGCAAAATTACATTGGAAAAAGAACCCTTAGCTACACCTATTTCGATTCCTATTCCCCGAAACTTCATTAATTTGCATAGACCTTCTCTTTTACTGATCTTCATCGTCTACCTCAGGTTGTTCTGGTGCAGGGGGAAGAGATGGTGTATTATTCGGCTTAGGCATATCAAATTCTTCACCCAATGCCGCTAATCCCATTTTAAGACGAACTTCATTCACAGACATAATGCCGTTCTTGACGTATTCTGTATTTTCCTTTAACACCAATTCCCTGTTTTCTGGAACTGGATCGTCATAAAGCAAAAACATTCTTCCACTAGGATCATATAGTGGAACAAGCTTTTCATTCAGCTTTTCTTGAATACGTGTAATCCTTGGAAGTATGGCATTTTTACTGTACCAATATTCGGCCAATTCAGATGTAGCCTTTTTCGTATCTGAAGTATCTAGGATTGAATATGGGATGTTGAATGCGCCACTTATTTCTTTTAGTGACCAAACACGACCACTAAGATATTCCATGTCCTTTGGCGAAAATCCCAATGTTTCTAGGCTAAAATCTTCGTCCATTACTTTGATTTTGCCTGCTTTACCCGGTCCACCAAATGCCCTATTCCACATTCTTTCTATCTTCTTGATTTCAGAACTATCCAATTTGCCGTTCTTGTATGACACCACAAAGTCGGGTCGTCCTTGATTATCCAACCTTGCCTGTTCACTTACATCCATTGCATTCATTCTAGTGATAGCTGAAATAACAGATTGGGCAGCACCACGACCATAATAAAGTGAATTCGGATTAGGTGTTCGAAAATGCACAATCTCATCTGGTCTGAATTTAATTAATCCATCTGTTTGTCCAAAATCACCTTCTTGCCCATACACATAACCCTTAATGAATTTCTTAGTTCCGGCGGCAGGCAATATTTTCATATGTTGCGATTGTAAAACCCAAATAGCTTCAGGCATTCCCAACTCATTTTTCACTATATACCAATAGCTATCCCCTATCATATCCAAGTAAATCTGTGTCAATTCAAAAGATTCGAAATTATTGTTGAAATTATTGACATTTTCCAGAAGATCAAGAAGTGGATGATCGACGATTTCAACTATATTATCTGCCTTACGAACCCTTGCCAACGATTTAACTGTGCTTTCTTCACGCATCCATTCATATTTATGTTTGCTTACAGGCAGATTTTTATGCAGGAACTTGTTATTTGCGCCATCTTCTACTGTTGCATAAAGTCGTAATGTTTGTGAAGCAGTAGAAGATCCATTAACTGTAGCGCAAGTAAATATCCATCCTTGGAATTGCGACATTATTTCAGATGCACGTACTTTATTTCCATTACGTTCTGAAGTAATTGTAAAAAAGCCAGTAGAACCGCTTTGTGATGGATTGACGGCAGAAGCTATATTTCGAAGGCCCTTTTGCTGAGCGTATCTTTCTCGTTGATATTTCTTAATGCGTTCTCGATTCTTTTTGTAATATTGCTGATGATATTTCTTGTTATGCATTTTTTCGCCTTTTTTGCTTGATTTTAAATCTTATTCCATCATAATAATAATACTGAGATATGATATGATCAGATTTGATAAGATACGATCCGATAAGATCCGATAAGATTTTATTATTCATCATCTATATCGTCCCCCATCAGGAAATCTTCTTCCAGTTTTTTATATTCACGTAATCTTTTTTCTGCTAATTCGTCGGGGTCTGTTGGTAATTCTTTCTTTTCGTCTGGGATCGTTGGGTGTAATATGATGCTACATAGCTCATTAAATGCACCAGAACAGCCATCGACCATATCATCATGCTTGGATTCATCGTCTGTAAACATGTGTAATTCATTTAGAAATGCTTCGTTCCAGTCGGCTTTTTGTAGTTTGACATTGCCGATTTCGCATTGTACGGCTAATGGTCTGGCCCTTACTTCCTTGCTGCCTGTAGATCTAACGCCCTTTGCATCATATCCTGCAAGTAATGATTTAAGGCGATAATCTTCAGTTTTCCCAGAACTTCCACCTTCTATTTCCCAACGCACCTTATATTGAAGCCCTAGAGATTCGGCTATTTTCTTATCCGTTTCAGTGGTTTCTAGGAACACCTTTTCTACATCGGCAGGATTTAATCTTATCCTTGCCACATCAATAATAAAATATTTAAACCCGTGTTTCCGAATTTTAACGCCAACTGTGTAATCAGGATCTTTGTTCTTTTTGCTTGGAGCGGTACTTGCGAAATCCCAGAACCTTAAATCAACACCTTCTTGCGGAACTTCTTTAGGTTCAACGATTTCGAACCAATCCCTGTGGAAAAATTTGCCACTTTCTGCTTTAATATTCCAGTTACCTTCCAATAATCGTTCCCTTTCCACTAACGGCAGGGCTTTTAGATTGCTTAAATACTGTGGGTTTACATCTAGAAGAATTTTATTGTCATATACGGAGGAAGGGATAAAGGTTACTGATCTGATACCTTCTAGGGCCATATCCTTAAGCTTGTAGATCTTAAGCGTATATTTACCTTTAATCGTCTGTATCTTCTTACGGTTCTTGCCTATTTTCTTTTTTTCTTTTAGATATTCGGCCCTTATAGCTTCATATTCAGCAACAAAGCCTTCATTATTTTTCAGAAGTTCATTTTTACTGTCTGCCCATACAACGTTCCCATCTACACGCATAAAATATCTGATTTTGCCTGCACGTTCTTTTAGTGGCAATCCATCTTTCCCTATCCACCAATCAATGAATGTCCTAAGCCATGATTCACTATCCGGGTTACATGTACATAGAACTCTTGGCTTTA